ATTAACAAGTTGATCTGATATATAAGAATCTAATTCCTCATCTGTTTCATTAATATTACCTACAACTTCTTCTTTACCTACAAACTTTTTAAATCCTTCTATATCTTGTTTATTACCTAGTATATGTATTTGTTCTGGTTGATTTACTTTATATTCATCATTAAAGTTTTCAGGAACCATTAAGTCATTATTTATTAATAATTTACTTAGATGTATAATACCATCATTGTTGGGGTATTGTTTAAGTTTATTATTAACAAATTCTGTAGACTTTGATTTTTTACCTTTATCATCATCGAATAACACTGGATTCTTTATATTTATAACTGCAGTAATTAAATTAGGAGCATCTCCCATTATATTTCTATAGTTATCAGCAGCTTCTTTAGGTGCAAAATAAACACCTTTTCCAAATTCTCCATTTCCAATTTTAAAAGTATCTTCCTTAGTAATATATCCACCATGATAAACAATATCTTTTATTTTACTATCAGGAAATATAGTATCAAGATATTGAGAGTATTGTTCTTCAGTACCTATAGAAGCCAATTCAGGATTAGATTCAAATATTTCTGATACTCCTGGTTTATAATCTTGCTGTTTATCAAACTCAATCTCAGCTAATAAAGGATTTTTGAGATCTTTAAGTAAAATTTTAAATAAAGGATCATTAGGATTTACACAGCTCATCTTAGTAACATTCTTTTAATTTATTAATTATATCAGTAGGGTTTTTGGTCTTATTATTTAAGGCTTGATTGATGTAATCATAAGCTTCTTGTTGAGTTACACCATGTTTTAAAGCAAAGTTAGATAAAATTTCTCTCTTTCTATCTATTGTAAATTCAGGCATAGTTTTAAAATCTAAAGCTTCAGTAGATGGTTGCTTATCTCTTAACTCTTCTCTTACTTCCATAAGTAATCTTGGGAACTCAGTACCCCATTTACTTTTATCTTGTGTATGAGTAAGGGTAGCATTACCTGTAGCTAATAGTTTTTGAAGAGCTGTTGGATTTTGTTCAAAAGAATTTTTTAACAAAGCTTTCATTATTTCTGAATTATTGTTATTCCAATCTTTTATTTCTAATCCTTCAATAGTTTGACCTAATTGTTTAGCTTGACTACCTGTACTTTTTGAAAATTTATTTAATAAATTTATTTTTTCTTCATTAGAATATTTTTCTGAATAAAATATTTTATAAGCTTGATATGCACCTTCTACTGTATTAAATACTAATACATTTCCAGTTATATCTTTATAAAGTTCTGATAAATCACCATCTTCTTTAAAAGGTCTATTAGCAAAGTTGCTTAACTCAGCATTCTCTCCTGTACCTGCATAGATGTTAATCTTAGTATCTGGTCCAGGTAAGTTAGTAGATGGTTGAACTAGTTTAAATTCTATTTGCCAAGCCTCATCTAATCTTGGCTTAACACTTCTATTAAAATATTCTTTAGACCATCCTTCTAATTTAGACCATTCTTCTGCAGTTTTACCTGAACCCTTAAGAGGAGTCAAGGCTTTTGTAACAACTACATCAACTTTTTTACCATCTTCTGATTCCCAAGTAATTATATCACCTACTTTAGCAGTTTTCCAGTAATCTAATTTACTTTCACTTTCATATCTAGTAGTAGCAGTTCTTTCTCCTTTAAGTATTGCATCAAAAGTAGTATTAGCTGTAACATCTTCTCTTTTATTAGTACCATATACATAAGTCATTTTACCTTTAAAAGTATTTACAGGAGCTTTTGGTTGAGCAGATTGTACTCCAGTTTTAGATGGTTTAGTATCTTTTAATTTTAAGATAGCTATTCTGTTACCATCATTGTCTTTCCACTCCATTTTTGTACCAGTAGTTAATGAGATAATAGTATCTTTTGGAGTCACTAGGTAATCTGCATCTCTATATCTTACTTTAACAGCTTTATTAAATCCTGGAGTTAAGTTAGCTTCAGCAAAAGATTTCTTAGAATTGACTCCTGTAGCATTAGGGTTATAAACTTGCCATGTACCATTATCATTCTTTTTAATAACAATATAAGTTATACCATTATTTGCAACAAATCTACCTGGTTCAATAGGAAATTGACTAATAGTTTCTTTTTTAGGTTCTACTTCAGCTTTTTTATCATAAAAGTTTTTAGGAGAATCACCAAAACCTTCTGTAAATACTACTACATCATTTCCTGTGGCAATAATTTTATTAATAATATCATTTATACCTAACTTAGCTTTGTTTATTTCATCAACTGTTACAATATTACTTAATTTATATAAATCAGCAGGAGATAATAAAAAGAATACTGAAGGGTTAGCTTCAATTAAATTATCTATTTGATTTTTACTAACAGAATATACTCTACCGTCTTTTGTATAAGTGTTACTTAGATTAAATATACCAGTAGGTATATCATTATTACCTATTATTCTCTCAATAAAAGGTTGTTCATAAATATTATCTTCAGCATCAGGTAAATTAGAAATATCTACTTTTAACTCAGGACCTCTTGATCTTAATTTTCTTTTACCAACAGAATTTTCTCTTTCAAATAATTTCTTTAATCCATTTAATATATTATCAGTATCTGTTGTTTCAAGTTTATTAATAAACTTTTCTGAAGCTTTTTGCATTATTAAACTATAGTCCATAAGACTATCTATCTTATTAGCATAAGGCATTATAGATGCTAATGAAAACTCACTAGAATCCATACCTGTTTGTAAGAAAGAATAAATTGGTAATCTAGCAAAGAAATCACTGATATAAGCATTAGCTTTACCATTATTATCTTTTTTACCAGTTAATTTAATTTCTCCTTTATTAGCAAGGTCTATCCACTGTTTATTATATTCATTAATTAAACCTTCATCAAGATTAGAATAGTTTTTTAATTGAAAATTTAAAATATTTTTATAATCAGTATCATTAGGTATACCTTTAGGCATAAATTGTTTTAGAATAGAATACTGTGTAGAATCACTAATTTCAGGATAGTTTGTAATAATATCCATTAATTCTTGGGCTACAGTATTATCACCAGATCTAAATAATTGCCAGATATTATAAGTATTAGTAAGAGCTTTATTAGCTAACATATTTTCATATGTAGCAGTATTTAATCTTGATAAATATTCATCTCTACTTTCTCCATCATTTTGGCCATATTTTTTATTAGAGTTTTTTACTCTTTCTCTTCTAGTAATAAACTCTTTAGTATCTTTTACATCTTCTAGAGACATTCTTTTTCTTAAATACTCTCTTTCTAAACCAAATTCAATAAAATCAGATCTTAATTTTTCATTAGGTGTTAAAACATTATTAACACCTACTAATAAAGGAAATGCTTGACCATTAATTGAAGCTAATTCTTTAGCATTATAAGAATCAGGATCATTATTAGTTTCTAAATATAATCCTTTATCAAAGTCTTTATTAAGTTGTTCTAAATATACTGGATCAATAACATCACCTTTGTATTTAGTATCTCCTGATTTATAGTTTTTTAATTCATTAGCAAAGATATATTGAGAAATAAAGTTTTTAAATCTTGTAATATAAGTATCAAGATCATAACCTGTTGCTTTTTTTGCTTTACCTATTGCTTTTCTATCATTAAATGTAGTAATAAGAAAGTTATTTACTTGAGCATCATCTCTTAATTTAAACATTCTATTAAATAATCTTCTAGCAAAATCTTGTATAAAGAATGGAGATATAATACTATTTGTAGATAATTTATCAATAGTTTCTGTCTCTAGGGTGTTAGTATCCATAAGACCTCTTACCTCTTCAATTTTAGCTTGAGCTGAAAATAAAGTAGTAGTATTCTTAGTATCAGGATTCATTGCTTTTTTCATAGCATCATAATCCTCAATAAGCTTTTCTACATATAAGTACTCTAAGAACCCTGTTACTTGTTCTCTGTCAGTATAATCTAAACTTTTTTGTGCAATTTTCTCAAGTGTTTCTTTAGTAAAGTCATTAGGGTTGGACATTTCTTCTAAAGCTACTTGTAAACCATAAATATTATCTTTATTTCTTAAAGCTTTTTCTGAAAGTCCTATTTTATTTAACATTTCTCCAGCTACATCATATGATTTTGTTATAGAAGGCATTAAGTTTGCTAGAATAGCTTTTCCATTTGCTTTATCTTTAACATATTGTCTAGTCATAGGATTAGAAACTAAAAAGGCAATGTGTTCAAAAGGAGTTCCAGCTTCTAATAAAAATAAAAATTTAGGTACAACTTCAGGATTACCTTGTAAGTAAGCTACCCAGGCACCTTTACCTGCATCCACAAAACCATTCATTAATTGGTTAATTACATCAGCAATAGAGTTGATACCATCTGCATCCATAATATCTGATAATGATATAGCACCATCAAGTTTATTATGAGGTAGATTTAAAGTAATATTAACCTCAACAGGTGCTTCTTTCCATTTAATTCCTGATTTTGTTTTAGTTTCAACTTGACCCATAATTGATAAAGTCTTTTTCATCTTAGAGCCGGCCATATTAAGTAAATTGTTAATATAGTTATCCACAGCTGCAATACCTAAAGATTCTTTACTACTATAGTTTTCTTGGTGTTTTTTGATATTGTAATTTTGAGTATAAATCTTGGTAGAACTAATACCTTTTTTATACATTTTTTTACCAGTTTTAACAGACTTAGTATAATCACTTTCATTATCAGCCTTTTGTTGGTAATCTTTTATTTTATCAGCAGTAGGTTTAACTAAGTTAGTATCATTAGGAGACATTAATGAAGCAGCAAGATAAGGTAATTGTAATATGTTAACCATATCCTGTATTAACTTATTTTGGATACCACCTAACATATTATTTTTATTATCATTTAAATCAGCTCTTTCTTTGTATACATCACTAAGTTCTGATTTTTCATCATATAATTTACTTAAAGTATCTTCTACTGATTCTATATCTTCTAAAGTAACTCCTTTAATTTTATTTTTATAAATTTTATAAGCATTAGGTATAAAGTTTTTTACATATTCTTCTATACCAGGATCACTCATAATTTTTATAATAACTTTGCTTTTATTACTAGTAAGATTATTTAAAAGTTCTGGATCAATGTTTTGTGTTTTTGATTTTGTAATAATAGCTTTTCTAAAATTATTAAGTTTAAAGTTAATATCTAACCATTTAATACTTTTTTGATCTTTTAATGTATTAATAAACTCTTTAGTAGCAGTTAATTTATCAAACTTTTGTTTAAGTTCTTCTTCTTTTTCATCAATATCTTCCTCAGTCATCTTTTCCATCAATTTACCATTTCTAGTAATAAATGGCATGTAGGTAGTCATCTTATCAACGTCAAAGTCAGTACCTGATTTAGCTACAATTTCTGCAGGAATAATAATTACAGGACCTGCTGAAGGATGTAAAAACTCAGCTACTTCACCAAACTCCATAGAGTTATGACCTTGTACAGGAATCCTTACACCAGTAAGTCTTAGTTTCTTATAATTATCATCATGATTTCTCCAGATATCTAACCTAAGCATTTCATTTAATCTATCTAAACTTGCATCTACATCAATTTCTCTTGGTTCCCCTTTTTCTTTAGCTTTATATACAGCAATTGATTTACCAGAATTTACATATTCTCCACTTTCATCTTTAACAAAATAATCAGTTTGAAATAAACCTTCATCCATTTTATTAAGAGCTCTTTTAAACATGAATCCTATAGTGTTGTTTATACCATCAGCTACATAAGATTTTAATCCATTAGTACCTCCAAAATCATCATATTTTGCTATTTCTTCAGGAGTAGCATTTTTAAACTTTGCAGTTTGCATAAAAGCTGAAGATAATTCTACTAATGGTTCACCCTTTAATTTAGGTTTAACAATTCTATTATTAACAATTGCCATAATCATTTTTTCAAATCTGGCTGCTAATGGACTAATACTTAAATCTACTTTATCAAAGTTTGAGGTTGCATTAAAAATCTCTCTTTCATGTGTACTAAATCCTTGTTTTGCAAGTTCTTTATCTAAAAACTTTAACATTGATTGAAGTTTTACATCATCAACTTTTTCAGCATATAAATCATCTTCTGTCCACCCTAATTCTTCAAGTAATTCTTTTTTCTTAAATTGTACAAACTCATCTATACTTCCTTTAAACTCTTCTGAATAATCATGAAATTGACTAACCAATCTTTTATATGGTTCATTTTTCCAAGCTTCTACAGCTTCTTCTTTAGTTGAAAAGTTATTCTTTTCAATGTAGTCCATAGGTACTCCATTTTTATATAAAAGAGAAGTAATTAATTTTCTTAATTGACTAGAAAAAGTGGATTGATCTTTAAAATATCTATTAACAGATGTTTGATTTTTTAAATAAGCTATATAAATAACATTTGGTGTAAACTTAATTTCTTCTAATGGTTTAATGTTATCTGTAGTACCATTATAAACTAAATCACCTTTACTAGTAGGACTAGATTTTATAAAAGATCTTTTAGATCCTGACTCAAATAAAGCATAATCTATATTTTGAGAAATCATAGCTTTATGTAAAGTATCAGCTGCAGGAAATTTTTTAATTACACTTGGTATTAAAGGAAATAAAGAAAACTTATGAAAGGCTTGTACAGGAATTCTTCCCTTTTCTGTAGCAAGTGCTCCATTATATTGAAGTTTATATACCGGAAACATATCAGTAAGTTCAGATGCAGATATTTCTTCTCCATTTACAACTTTCCAAAATAAGTCTTCTTGAGCATTAGACCATGTTCCCTCTGCTCTTTTTAATATTCTATAAGTATCAAAAGTCATCCAACCTTGACCATCTCCATCTTTAATATCAACAAATGATGTCATTTTACCACCATCATAAAGATCATTATAATTACCTTCTTCATCAACAGAATCACTACCTGGTAAACCTGTATCAGGATTAACACCATATAAAGCAATATTTAATTCATCACCATTTATACCTTTTTTAATAAAATCATTTTTAAAAAGATTTTTATACATATCAAAATACACAGAAGTAACTTTACTTTCTTGAATAATTGCAGTATTAAGAGTAGGACCATATGTTCTTACTTGTTTTTCTCCAATAACTTTATCATCTATAAGTTTTTGTTCATAAGGTCTTCCTACTTTAGTATCAATAAAGATTTTAGTTAGTTTATCTACTGGAAATACAGTACCACCAGATTGAGAACCTGTAGCTCTTTTAGTCATATCATCTTTAGTATGATCAAATTGAAAACCATCTCCTTGTAAAAATACAGTAGTTTCAGTCTTATGAATAAAGTTATTTATCATATAAGATCTGATAGCTGCTTTTTTAATATTTAAATCTTTATCTGTAACATCTTTTCCATAAATAGCATTTAATTCTTTTTTACCAGTTAAATCTTTTAATATAAGATCTGTTAATGTAGAAGGCATAACACTACCTTCTCCAAAAATAGGATCAAATAAATCTTTATAGTAATCCTCTTCAATTTTATCAAAATATGTTAATATTTCTTTATCAATCTTTTCTTTTAACTTAGGATTATTAGCTAATAATGTAGTTAAATTACCTACTTTATTTAACTCATCATAAGTTTCTTTAGATTTTAATGTTTCTTTAAGAGTACCTGTTTCTTCATCTAAAATCTCATCAAAAATATCAAACTCAGTTCCTCTTTCAAATCCTTTCATATTATTATAATAAGCAGGATCTGCTTTAACCATTGCAATTCTTCTAATTTCACCCTCTAATTTAGGGTATAACATCTTTAATACTTCTTGCATTGGGTCAATTCCCATAATGGATTTACCATTTTTATCTGTTATAAAAGCAACAGTATCAACATATAAATTTTTATTTATTTTATTATTATATGTTTTAATATAATTAAGTTTTATTGCAAAGTTTGAACTCTTATCACCTGGTTGAATACCTTCCATATAACCACCACCAAGAGTAGAAATAAATGTAGATAATACTTTATCTAAAAAGCCCATTTTAACAATTGATACACCATCACTTACAGTTTGGTCACCATAGCTTGTACCTGTTAAATCTCTATAATTAATATCATTATCTGAAATTTTTTGCCCTGTAACAGTAGAATATAATGATTTAAGCATTATTAATCCATTTGCTGATGGATTGCTTTCTGGATTAAAGCTATTCATATGTACAAACTCAGGATCATCAGAATATAAATCATTTATTTCAGTAGATTTTTTAATTCCATTAACTTTTTGAGTATCTGAGTTATTATATGCATGAGTTGATTTAAGATTATTATCTGCAGTATACTTCATTGAACTTGCATATTCTATTGAATATGTTGCTTGTATTTCAGCTAACCTATTTACAGCAAAAGCATTTTTTTCTATTTTTGTACCATTACTTAATACTCTATCTTTAGCTAAATAACTAATAATATTACTTATTTTTTTAGCATCTTCATCATTACTTTCCTGTGTTTTACCAATAGCATTTGCTATAAAATTAACATCACTTGGTGTAAGGATATCTCTAATTTCAGAAGTATCATCTATGTATAAACCAATGCTATTTAAAAATGGTATATAATTTTCTTGAGTAACAGTATAAGTACTTTTATTTTCAGTGTTAGTACCTTTAATCAAATATCTATTTACAACATTATCTAAATTAATGTAATTAACATTATCTATTTTATTAGTAAAATCATCTTTTTCTTTTTGTTGAAATAATAAAGGCCAGTCTGTGTTTACAATTTTTTGATAATCAGCACTTGTCTTACCAACTTTTATTTCAACTTTTCCTGTTTTATTATCTATTTTAATAGTATTAGATACTAAATCAATTTTATGTAAATTTGTAGATTGAATAAACTTCATCCATAAATCACCAACAGTACTACCTTCTCTAAACATTATAGCTAATGATTCTTCTGGACTTACTTTTTCTTTATTTTTAGTTTGTTGTACATATATCTTACTAAGAAGTTGTTTAAATAAAGGAGATACTTTTTCACCTGCTTCTGCAAGTTTATTATATAAACCCATTACAGAAGTTTCACCTGAAGCTTTATCCATTAATACTCTCCAGAAAGGTAAGAACTCTATAGGTTCTTTAAATCCTAGTTCATTTAATTCAAACTCACCATCTTTTTTTTGTTTAGTTAAACTTTTTATTAAATATAAAACCATTTCATCAGCAAGCTTTTCTGAAGCTACACCATTGATAGGCATGTCAAAACTAGTAGATAATTCCTGTTGAGCTTTATCATCAGTTTCTTCATAATCATCACTATCTTTTTCTTCTATTAACTTGAATGTAGAAAATAAATCTTTAAATGTACTGTTGTTTCTATGAAAAGCTACTAATGATGTTTCTGCAGATTCTCCAGCCAAAGCTTTATTAATATCACCAAATACTTCTTCATTTACAGCTTTTGTTAATAAAGTAATTTTATTAGTGAGAATAGTGATTGACTGCTCATCTTCAGCAGGTATCCTATTTCTTTCAGATACTAACTCATTTATTCTATCATTTAAAACTTTCTTAGCTTTATTATAAACAGTAGTAAGAGCTTTTCTACTTGAAAATATTTTAGTAGCAGCACTAAACTCATTTTTTTGTTGAATTCTTTCTGTTACAAAATCAGATAATATACCATCTATAGTTCTAGTTAATAACAAACCTTCTGATATACTAATATTATTTTCACCATTTTCAGTTACAATACCACCACTATTTAGTAAAGCAAACTCTGCATTGTTTAAATTTGGTGAGTAGGGTAACAGATCTTTAGAATCTTTAGCAGTATATAATTTATTAAACATGTCATTTAAGACACTTTCAGAACCTGGATTAGAATATATAGAAGTACCTCCTACTAATGCTTTTAATGCTCTCCATATTCTATCAAATAACCTACCTAATACAGTGTTTTTTTCAGACTTAGTATTAAATTTACCATTATTCATAGCATATTTTCTAAATTCTTCTGCTATGAATTCTTCTAATAATACCCTATCTGATCTTTTATTAAAATCAAGATCTTTAAAATTAACTTTAACCTTTTCAAAAGTTACAGAACCTGGACCTACAATTCTTTTTACAACCTCAAAGCTACCTTTAAGTTTACTTACATCACTATATAAAGCTGTTCTTTGATCTTTAGTTAAATATACTTGACTAAATGCATGCCAAGCCTCATGATAAACCTGAGTAAAACTTGCTCCTTTATATAAAGTAATGACAGAACCACTGAAAGTAGCCCATGCATCTGAATTTACAACATTTCTTAATAGGTTTAAATTAAAAAGAGGTTTACCATTCTCATCAACTTCTTTAGACAAAGCTGATTCATTTTTCCACCAATCTTCAGCTTTAACATTTTGTTTATTTGTTGCAGAGTTTTCTATTAACTTAGAAGATTTAAGATCATCAAAAGCATCTTCTTGTTCACTATTAGTAACAGGAATATTTTGTTCTTTTACAATAGCTCTAGTTTCATTTACTTCTTTATTAACTTCTTCCTGAGTTAAAATTGGTTCAAAAGTAAGATACCCATTATTAACTACAGGATATTCAGAACTTTTATCTAAAGGGACTCTAGGTGTAAGTTTACTAAAAATAAAAGGTTTATATTCTAATTCTTCTGTACTTTGAATTTTATAACCAGTTTCTGTTGATTCAATATTATGTTTAGTAAACTGTTGTGCTATTAAAAGTTTATCATTAAAGTGAATATAAACATTATCAGCAAGAAAGTTTCTAATCATTTCTTTAGCTACTTCTTTATTTTCTAATGGTACATTAGTGTTATTAAGAACAATATAAAGTTTTTGACCTTTATCTACATTAATACCAATAGAATAAGGTAATGCTGTAGGATTTTCTTCATTAAACTTTTTTGTAAGATTAATAAACTGACCTACATAATCTACTTTTTGTCTATCAGTTAAACCTAAATCTTCTGTAAGAACATTTACTATATTATCTAATAAATCAGGAGCTTGTTCACCAATTTTTTTTGTATTTTTTAATGTTGTATAGTCTTTAATAGTGTTAAATTTAACAGCTGGTATATTATCAGTAATACCTTTTATAACTTTTGGTACATAAGTTAAACTAGAGGGGTCAAATGAATTTTCATTAAACTGTGATAAAGTACCCTCTGCTAATTTTTTATTTTCAGTTGTTAAAGTATCTGTATTTACAGCTACCCCAATAGATCCACCAGTTATATTAACTAAAATAGGACCATTTTTTAACTGTGTTTTTAAAGCAATAAGTTCTGCACCTTGTTTTTTAACTTTTTCATCAACATTTTTTAATATTTCATCTCTTTCTGCCTGAGGTAAATCTTCAGTTTGAGCTTTAATACTACTTATAATTTTAGAATCAGTTTTAGGATTAACTGCTTTTAAAGCAGAATATAAAGGAATACCACCTTTATCTCTATCAGTAATTTTACCAGTTATTGGATCAAAGTACATGATGTTACCTTGATTATCTGTTACTACTAATACTGGTACATTTCTAGTTAACCATACACCTCTGTTAGGTCTAAGTTTACTATCATCTGTGTCTATGTCTCTTTCAAGCATTAACTTTCCTCTGAAACCTTTATGACCATCATATTCTACTTCTGTAAAATCTTGGTCAGCATCTTTTCTAGCTAATAAAAGTCTAGATCTCATATCTTGATAAAAGATTTGATCCGGATCTCTTACATTAATAATAGGTACAACTTTACCATCTATTTTTTCTGTAGCAGATGTCTGATCAGTTGTTGAGTTATATGTATCATTTGATAGGACATTATCTACAGCTAACTCAGAAGAACCCTCAGATTTAAGATAAATCTTATTAGCTTCAGCAGGCTGTTCATTAATAACCTTTTCAAGTTCCTCAACATTTGTAGGTGTAATACCAAGCATTGTAGCAACTGCTGCAATTTTATCTTCAGCTTTTTTTAATTTAGAAATTTCTTTAAGTAATTCAGTAGGATTATATCCTTTTTCTACAAACTCTAATTCATCATATTCTTTGTTATTTTTTATAATATCATATATCATTTGAGGTACATGATAAGCTATACCTAATGCTTGATTAAGATCACCACTTTCATCTATTGTATCTTGTTTTATAGTATTAACTATATCAGTATATGAAAATTTAGGATTTTTAAAATTCTCTTCTATAAGAGCATTTACATAATTTTCAAGATTTTCTTTTAAATTATTTTCACTTAAGTTACAAACCATAATATTTACCCTTTACAAATAGATTTTTTAAATAGTGTTTTATATTCCCCAACAGTTAATTTTTTAGCTTTTTCTTTTTCAAACTCTTTAGGCTTTTCAGAAACAAGTTTCTCATTAGCTTTAATAGTTTCATTTTCTTCTACAGTTGCTTCTTTGATACCTGGTTTTACAATTCTTAAATTTTTAAAACCAGAGTCATTTATTACTTCTTTTTTACCAAGAGCACTTTTCAAAGTTACAGAATTTGTTCCAATTTTTTCAATTTTATATTGAATATTATCATAAATAACTTGATAATCATAAGCTTTTGCTATTTTTAAATTTTCTAAATTTATCTCAATATTTAACTCTTGAGTTGTGGGTTCTTCAAGTACAAACTCAGATACTATATCTGAAGGAGTTATAGTAGAAACTTCAGGTGTAACTACCACAGACTCAGCTTGTTCTACTTCCTTAAGTTGAGCTTTAGCTTCTTTAATTCTTCTCTCAATTCTGGCATTTTTTCTAGAAATAGTAACAGGATGCTCAGCTTGTTTTTCATCTACAATCTCTTTTGTATTAAGATTCATGTCTTTGAACTTATCCTTAATTTCTCCTTCTTTGTAGTTATAGATAAGTTCTTCTAAATATCTTACTTGATCTTGATAATTTAATAAAGCCTCTAATAATTGAGCCTGTTTAATTTCTTCTGAAGCTTTTACCTCTTCTAAAAATTCAACAGATTCCATGTTATTTAAAGCTTCATTTTCTAAACTTTTAAGTTTATTTTTTAAAGAAGGATAATGGAAGTTTTCATACTCATTTTCTGATATAAAAGTTTTAAGATTTTTATTAGCTTGAAATAAAGCATTAACATGTTCTCTGATATATCTAATAGAATCATAGATAGCTTTTTTAACAGCATCTAATAACCTACTGATAGTATTTATCTTACCATTTAACTTATCTCTTCTGGCAGTTAATTCTTCTCTTGAGTATGTACTTAAAGAAGAATCAGAGAGCATTGAATTGTAATAAGAAGCCTGTTTTTGTAAGTCTTTTTGAACAGCTTCTATATCAGATAACTCTTCTTGAAGTTCTTTTATTCTATCTGTTATATCATTTAATAGTTGAAATTCTGATCTGTAGGAAAGCTTGAGTTCAGTTATTTTTTCCAAAGCTTTAACACCTCTGGCTGTTTTTTTAGCTCCTTTAGATTTAATGCTGTTTATTAATACCTCAAGTTGTTTATCTATTTGTTTTATATTATCATAAGTACCATCAACACTTGTTTTTAATATATCATTTAAGTAGTTAAGAGTATCTGTAATCTCAATAGCATCTAATCCTAAAGCATCAGCTTTTTTCTCAAGAATATTTATTTTCTTTTCAATAAAGTCTTTTCTGATTGCTAAATTAGATGATCCTGGTAATCCAAACTTTAATGCCTTTTCTTCAGCAGGTGTAAGAGTTTCTCTAGGTTTCATTAGTAATCTTTTAAGATTACTGTCATTAATAAAATTTTTCCATTTATCAACAGCTTTATTAAAATTAGCTCCAGATGTTATTTTTTCACCACTAGAATTAATAAAAACATTAGGAATAGGTGCAATTAATCCTCTAGATATAGAATCATAATAATAATTTATAAATTCTTTAGGGACATTAAGTCCTTCTTCATTTAATATATCATTTAAAGTATCTTCAATACTCTGGTTTTTTAATGCAGTAACTGTTTCTTTTTTACCTTCTTCAGTAACAGGTTCTTCAACTTTAACTTTATGAGTAATAGCAACAAACTTGTTCCATAAATCCATACCTAAGTCAAACTTTTCACCTGAAGTTATTTTTTCATTAGTTACAGGATCTAAGAAATAGGTAGGAACCACCATTTCTTTACCAGACTCTATAGCTTCACTATAAGCTTCTAATAATTCATTTGGTACATAAAGACCTGTTTTTTCAGTAAAGAAATTACTAAATTCCTGAACATGTTTAATCTTTTCATTTACAGCTTGATTATTATTAATAATATTTGTTCTATCATTAAAAAGATCTTGTAATGTAGTAGTTAATTTAGTATGAAGATCAAAGAAGTTTTGAGGAGCCATTAAAACATTAATGTTTCTAGCAAGATTCTTCATTTCATCTTTAAGAGTCATATGATCTCTAACTACACTATATGCTTTATTTATCTCTTCATTAAATACAATGTTATCATTTTTTTTAGCTAAAAACTTTACATACTCTAAAAATGCTTTTTTAGATTCTACCTCAGCTGCTGATTTTTCATCTTCAGTTTTAGCTGAATTAAGTTTTTCTATAGCCTTAGAAAAGTTAGTTAGTGTTTCTAACTGTTTGGTTTTTTCTGCTTTAATTTTCTTTTGTTCAGGAAGAGATTCATCTAATACAGAAATTTCTTTTTGTAACATTCCAATTTCAGCCTTAGTTGTATTAGGACTAAGTAATGACATTAAATTTTGAGCATCAGATTTAGCCAAGTCATCAGAAATAGCTGAGAAAATTTGAGCTACCTCAGCAACTCTTTTACTATGAGTTTCATAAGTAGCTTTGGCAAACATTAAGTTATAAGTAGCAGTATCCCATGCTTCTTTTGCTATAGTTGCAGAAGCATGTTCTGGACTATTAAATGCAAATTTAGAAGGATTAAAAGGGTTAGGATATTTTTCAGCTACATCAGCATATTCATCTTTAAATCTTTCAGCTCTAGCAATTACATCAGTCATTTTACCTAAAGCTTTATCAACATCTTTTTCTTCAATACCATACTTAGCAAAAGCTTCTGTAGCCTCTGACTTAGTCATGTTACCATATTCTTTTAGTTTGTCAATAATGATATCAAGTTTACCTAACTTAGCAGTTGTTAATATATAATTGTTTTTTATATTTTCTAAAGCATCTAATGCTTCTTTTTTATTTCCAACTCTAGCAGCTGTTTGTAAATCATCAGCTAATCTTCCTGTTTTTATAGCATTAGGTAAATCAGAACCAAAAAAGTTAAGTGCATTATCATATGCAAGATTAAGGTGCTCTACATTTCTAGCTTTAATCTCATCATTTATTTTTTTATTAGCTTCATATTCAGAAGTACCAAAGGTATTAATTAACTTACCCATAGATACTGATACTCCACCCATTACAGGTCCAGCAAATAAACCCATAGCAAGACCTCCAGCAAATGTTTCAGCTCCTTGTGCAGAAAATTGATCACTAAAACTTTTTATTACATGAGGCATATAACCTTCATAAGTTGCTCTAATAGGATCTTTAAATAAAGCAACAGCATGATCAGAAGCAGCTTTAGAAATCATATCTTGTAAGTTTTCTTGAACCCCTTCAGCTACATTGGCTTTAAGATAATTCATTCCAAACTGACCATAGAATTTAGGATTTTTAAATGACTGTAAAGCAGCTTTACCTTTATCAAAAATACCTTCACCTAATGCAGTAAATTTTTTATTTTTAAATAAATAATCTTCTATTAAATTAGCAGTACCTTCTTTACCCATTACATTTTTTAATGGTGAAAATACAGCAGCATACATTAATTTATTAGTAGTATTAATAGCAGGTAAATTCCATAGTGCAGTATTATAAGCTTCTTTATCAACTTTCTTTTCAATGTCTGCCATAGCAGCTTGATCAGGGTTTGAACCAAACTTAGCTCTATATTCTTGAATAAGAGTATTAGTAAGATCAATTTTAATCATACCAGCTTCTAGTTTAGCTTCTGATACAGTGTTTTTCATTAACAACATATCATCAGCAAATGCTCCAAAAGTTTTAGCAACTTTAGCATAGTCAGTAGCATAATCACCTGCTTTTAATGCAGCAAATGTTTGGTCAAGAGGGTTTAATATATCTGCTGTTTCTTTTACAAAAGACTTAGCCCCTTGACCTACAGTATTCCACCATGTTCTCATTTCAGGAATGGTTTCACCCATTTCTCTGATACCTCTCATTTCTTTTGAACCTGTAAATGCAGCTTTAGTTCCTTCAAATGCTTTGTTAATAGCATTCAAACCTCTACCTACCATAGTAGGTACATTAGCAGCTCCCATTATACCACCAGTAACTGCAGTTGCTCCCATTAGAGCTAGTTCTTCACCTAAGAAATTTAAACCAATACCAACTGTATATCCTGAGTTTAAAAAGGTATTAACAAAAAATCCACCAACACCTCCTCTTTGAGATCCTCCTGTGGTCATAATTCTGTTCATATCTCTAGCACCTTCAATATCTGGAGCTAAAGGGTCTGTAAACATTGTTTTCCAAGATCTTACACCTGACATAAAACCAACACCTACTAGATTATCCCATTGTTTAGCAGCTCTTACAAACTCATCTCCAAATGTCATCTTTTCATTATACAAAGATTCATTATCTCTGTAAGGAGAAAACCCTAATTTATTGTATAAGTCACCAGAAGAATGATATCTATCAAACTTAGCTCCATCATAGTCACCATTGTAAGTAAAAGGTCTTAATGCACCCCATTCATTTTCTTGTGAAGAAAGATTTTGTCTTACAGAGTTATCTAAGCTGTTAACATAATCAAGAGAACTTGTTTGATTTTTTGAGCCAGGATTACTTCCCGTAATAGGATTCCCTGCTATATTTTTATAAGAATCAATAGCAGTAGGTCTAGCTGGTAGGTTTAAAGAAGATTCAATCTCTCTAATTCTATTTAAAGCAATATCATTAATATTTTGTGAACCAGGAGGGTTTACTGATTCAGTTTCTTGAGAAACAATTTCTTCTGCCATTTTATTTTTGTTTATATTGATTTATTTACTTGCTGCTATTCTTCTATTTTCCTCATCTATTAAATCATTTTTTTTCCAATTATTATTTAATTTTAATGAAAATTCATTAACTGCTGCATCAATATTTTTAAGATTAGTTGTTTCATAAGGTGTACCATTTATATCTAAAATTTTATTACCTTCATGAATTCTGTATGTAGGATAAAGGGTAGCTTTTTTACCATCATAAATAACTTTTAATGTACCGCCTCCATTAAAATCATTAATAAAAAATCTACCTTTATCTAAAAGTATTTTTTCTACTTTATTAACCTCTAAAGCTTTAGTAATGTTAGTACTAACATCTTTTTTATTATAAAATATAGAAAATCCTGTAGAAAGAATACTTGGATCTAATAATCCTTTTACTTTTTCATTTTTAGCAAAATAATCTTGAACATATGCTTGACTAGGTATTATAGTAAGACCTGCTTTAGTATTATCATCAGCAGCCATTCCTTGTACTTGGACACTATACAAAGGTCTATTAGCATCAGTTGCTTTAGCTTTAGCAAGATCCATTCTAAACTGTATAAGAAATCCATTTAAAGCTTCATCACTATCTTTACTAGAGTTATAGTTATCAGCACTAAGGTTTCCTGGTAATATTTTATATGAACCTGGTTTACCTAATAATTGATCTACTGTATTAACAACTTCTTTGTTAACATCAACATTATAATATTTAGAATTAGTAGGATCTACATTATTAAATAATAGACCATGACTTGTAATAGAACCTTGACCTTCAGCACCTGCTGGTAAATATTCACCTTGATTAAAACTTACACCTTTGGATCTATTATATACTTCATAAAATTTTGATTGTACTTTTTTATAAGCATCTTTAATGGTACCATCACTTGCACTAGGTCTAGTTTTTCTATACTCAGTAACAAAAGATTTAGAAGGTTCATCACCATATTCTAAAACTCCAGTTGGACTTATTAAATATTTAGCAAGTCTGTAATCAGGATCACCTGAATTAGCAACAGCATTTGCAGTTTTTTGAACCCCTTTTTTAAAATAATTCATTTCAGCTGCCCATGCTTGATTATCAGTATTTATTTTAGAAATAGCTTCAGCATTATCTTTTATAACTTGTTTACCCCAACTTGTATCAGAATTATCTTTTATATAATCTTGAGCTTTAGCTAAATAAACATTAGGATTTTTTTTAATAAAAAATCTTAAGTCATCAATACTGGTAATATTTTGCCATTTACCTTTACCAAAAGTTTTATCTAAATACTGTATAGCACCTGCTCCTGTTTTAGGATTTTTAGCAGAATTTTGTGCAGCTTGAACAATTTTATACATCATTTGATTAGATTGTTCACTAATGTTTTCATATCCAGAACTAGCAGTTTCAGAATTTAATAAATAAGCTGTAGCAGGTATATCATTTATATTAACACTTGCTCCTGGTACACCTTTAACTTCTTGTGGTGCATTATTACCTGGAGTACCTATAGTACCATTCTCAAGAGCTTTTTTATGAGTTTCCTCATCTCTTTTAAGATAACTATTACGAACATCTCTTATAGAACCTAAATCATCTTTAAACTTTTCTAAATCTTTAGCAAGTTTATGATTATAGTTAGCCATTGCATAAGGATCTTCTTTAAGAGTATGTTCTTCATCTACCATAGATAAAGTTTCAGCCATTTTATTTAAATCATGATCTTGAAAAACTAAAGCAGAAGATTGATCAGCTTTATTAATTAAAGCTGCCATATTACCTTGATCCATATTAGTAATAATATTATCTAACCTAGCTTTCATACTATCTCTAGTACTAGCAACTTGATCTTTTCTTTCTTTAATATATGCTAACTCTTGTTGTTCTTGTTTAGTTAATGCACCATTTCTATTTTCTAATTCTATTTCTCTAGAAAGTAATTGGGCATGAGCATTTGAAACTTTAGTTATATTATTATTTAATTCTTTATTACCTTTATTCATTACATCTGTAATGTAAGCTCTTTCAGCTTCCTTCTCATCATTGTTATATTTAGGCATTAATGCTTTTACAGCTTCCTTTCTAGTAACATAAGCTTTAGTATCATAATTAGCAGCAACTCTAGGATCATTACTATAAAGCTGTTCAAATAAACTGTATAAACCATCTTCTATAAGTTTACCATTTTTATCTCTAACAATATAACCTCCAGATACTTTATCTTTGGTTACACTCATTCCTGAATCTTTTGCTTGTTTTATAGCATCTTTTTGCCAGTTATAGTAAGGATCATAAGAACCCATGTCAAAATTTAAAGCTTCTTCATCAGATACTGCTTTAAATTCATCCATTTTATACTGAAGTTTTCTCATAGAAAGTTCATTATAAACACCTCCACATTTTTCTTGATCATAACAGTTCTTAGAATTTAAACCTTTTTCCCATTCATTCTGATGTTTTTTGGTTTTAACCATATCAGACATCATGTTCTTATCTTCATAGAACCCTTTGAATACATTCTCTGCTTGGTCTACATTTTGTTTTAGAGATAAATCCAACCCAGATATTTTTTTAATATCATTATCAATAACCTTAAAAAACTCATCTCTTCTTTTAATGTTATTATCTCTACTCAAAGGACCATTTAATAATGAACCATATAACTCACTAACTTGTTTTTTAGCTGCATCATATTTAGTCTGCTTTGTTTGTAAAATATTACCTAAAAAGTTATAGTCAGGTCGAAATGGTTGGATTTGAGGGATATAGTCGGTGATGCCATTTATATAGGTTGACATATTATAAATATTTATAGTTAGTATTATTAATTCGGGAACCTTGTAATTTATGTAAAAAAGTACTTCTTGGTATACCAGATACTTTTATAGCTTCTATAGCTGATTCATATATTTTACCTGTAGTTATATTTATTACTTTTTTCATTTTATCTTTTCTAAGATTTTTCCAATCAACTTTTTTTAAAGATTGTATTTGCCTTTCTCTACCTTCTTTAGACATTTGTACTTCTTTTCTTCTTGCTATACATAATTCTGAAGGTTTTTTACCTTTATTAATTATTCTTAATTTTTCTTTAGTACTTTCTGATTGACCAGCTTTACCATTAGGATCTGTAGATTTAATATTATATCCAAAATATTCATCTGTAGTTTTTAAAATTTTTACCCAATAATCTTCCATTAAACATAACTTATCCTTAGAACATTCTTCTATTACAGAAAAAATAAAATTACATTCTCCATATTTTAACCAGGCTTTTTGTAAATAATCATTTGGATGTTGTTTTTTATTAAGATCAGAACCATGACCTTTTAATCTAGCTCTAATATTTGAAGCATAGCCAATATATCTTTTTTGAGTTGTTATATTTAAAATTTGATAAATACCTGATTTTTCAGGAAGATATATGTATGTAGCCATAGTAAAATATTATGTTTTAAATATACAAAATTTATTTGAAGTAATAATACACTTTTAAAGTTTATTTACTTTTATCCAGCATCTTGTGAGCTATTATAACCTCTTTCAGTCATTTTTTTAAGTTTATTATAATAATCATTATATGCATCTTCTTCTGGGTCAGTAGCTCCTTTACCTAATAAAATTTTAAGCATTCCTTTAGGATCATTAGGATCCATTGTTTTTGCTTTTTCCCATAATGGATCTAAATAATTATATTTATCAATAGGTTTTATTTTAGCAGCATTAGGATTAAATTTAATAAAGCCTCCAGTTGATGGATCAGCATAATATTCAGGATAAAGACTATTCATATTAGCAGTATTAGCTCTATTAGTAATAGCATCTATAAATGAACTTCTTAAATTCTGTCTAGCTTTAGTTTTACTATTATCAAACTGTTGATTAGCAATAGTATATTTATCCCACAATTGAGTATCAAGATTAGCTTTATTTTGAGAAGCAGCATTCATAATACCTGTTCTTTCTTGTGATAATTGGTTAGCTAATCCTACATTTAAGTTATTATACCTACCCATTATATCAGCAGCATTTTTAGCAGCCTGACCTTGGGCAACTGAGTTAGCAGCAGCTAATTGTTGAGGACCACTAAAAGCTGTTTGAGCTTGAGATGCTAAATTAGCTTGTTCAGTATTAGCAGCTAGTTCTCTAGTGGGATCATAAAATGTTGCATCTGGTAATCTTACTTCAGGAGTAGCCTGCCAAGGTAAATATTTTTTAAGTCTAGCTAAATCACTAGCAGCTCCTGCAGTTTGAATAATATCTTGTAACCAAAAAGGAGTATTTCCTGGAGTACTTTGATTAACAGGTGTATTAGTTTCAAAAGGTTTTGTTTCATCATCTTTCTTTTTATTTCCTGTATCAGCAATAGTTTTATCACCACCAGGAGGAACAGTTTCTTTTTTCTTAGAGATACCAGGTAAATTAAATAACTGAACACCTGGTACATATGCATCTGGTTTAGTAACATCAATTAAATCTTTTCCTGCAATTTCTTGATGTCTTTTATTTATATTATTTACTACATGTTTAATAGCAGGATCTTTTCTTGCAAATTTTCCAGAAGCATCTTTTTCATTAGCATATTTAAGATGATCTCTTTTCCATGCATCTGACCCTTTAGTATTATCATCAGGACTTACATATTCATCAATAATATCTTTATGAAGTTCTATATATTTATCTAACCCTGCTTTACCAGGTGCAACTGCAGAAGAATTATAATAAAAACCTGATTCAGGATCCCAATTTCTTTGAGAACCTACAGTTTTTCCTGTGTATCTATAAGCAGGATCAATTTTATTAATTGTGTATCCTTTTTCTTCAGCTGCTTTTATTACATCATCTTTATAGACATCATATTCAGTATCAAGCTTTTTAGCAGCCTGTTGAATTCTACTTTCAGGTCCTTTCCCTTTAGCAGCATCTTTAGCAGCTTGAATAGCAGCATCTTTAGCAGCCTGAGCTGCTACTGCATCATTAATTATTTTTTGTCTAGGAGATATAAAATCAGGATTTGCTCTTACATTTTTAAATGATCCATCTGAGTATTCATCTCTTAATTTAGTACCATCTTTTGATACTGTTGTTCTTACAAATGTTGGTGTAGCCATGTTTTTTATTTAAAATATAATTACCAATCTCCTTGAACAGGTGTAGTAGTTTGTGTAATAGATTTATTATTTGTTTTTGGTTTAGTGGGTAAAAGAACAGAAGTAGGGTATGTTGGTGAAGCCTGAAGTTTTTCTGCTAAATTTTTATAATAATCTTTTTCTTCTTCTATTTTTTTTATTTCTTTATTTTTAGTATATTCTTGACTAGCTCCTGAAACACCTCTAGATATAGTAGCTGCTATTATATTTTGAGCTATTTCTTTTTCTGGTATAATTTTATGAATATTTGCTACCATCCAATCTAAACCTTTTTCAGCATTAGTTGCAACCCATTTAAGACCTTTTAAACCTTCTCGTTCTATTATATCTTTAGCTATTTTTCCATATTTTATAACAGCTTTTGCAGCTATAGGTCCATATTTTGTAGCAGCTTTATAACCATATTTTAAAGGAGATATTCCAACATATGTTAAAGGATCCATTGCAACATCTGTCCATAAATTACCAGTTGTTTCCATTTTACCTGATCCCCATCCAGCATTTACTGCATATAAAGGCATATTTATCATATTCATTCCATAATCTATTACATCTTCTGCATTATATGGATTTAATTTTTTAAAAGCTTCAGACTCTGTAATGTTTTCTACAGGATTGAATATATTTTTAATAGGTCCTCTCATTTCAGATATATAATCTGAAATACCTTTTGCTCCAAAATAATTAGGAGTTTCACTAAGTTTGAATGGTTTATTAAATCTTATATCAGTAGTGTGTAATTTACCATCTCCACCTATCCATGGTTTAGTAGGAACTTCTGTATAAGCATTTTTATATTTATTCATAACAGTATTTCCTTCTTGTGCTTTAGTAAGACCACCATACTTTTTAGTAGGGAACTGAGCCACCATGTTTCCACCATATCTTGATATACCCATGTCAGCATCAGGTTGTTCTTCTTGACCTTGTGTCTCAGCAAGCTCTGCTGGATTAATATCATTAGCAATAACATAAGGCATAGCTACTGCAGGAATACCTTGAGGGAATCCTTTCATAGATTCTTGTACTAAAGCAAGTTTAGCCAGTTTCATGTTATAGTTAGTAATCATCATCTCTGCAGTCTTTCTTTCTACATCTTCAGAGTTAGGGTCTGCTAGTATTTTTCTAAAAGTATTTATATCATACTTCTTAGCAATCTCAGCAGGAGTGTATCCAGATTTTTTAGGTACCATTCCAAACTGTGCATGAACCATAGGATCTTTAATTTTCATTTTAGCTGTGTCACTAAAGATGAAAGAGTTATCTGGAAGATTTAATGG